ATTATTGGTTTCTGTTTCTCATGATCGAGATAGAAACCAATAACCCAACAACCTATTTGTAACTGTGGATGAGCACCACCAGTATTTCCAGGCAGAAATGGAACGTTGACAGGCATCATTACATTTGCCCATGGCAAATCTGCGGTAGAAAGAATCTCAGGATCTTTTGGATGATCCCCGATTATTCTTACCTTAAAACGATAACCGCCCTTGTTGTTTACTTCATCACGAGCGTTACCTTCAATTTGTCCAATCCACCAACTGAAACCATCTTGACCGATTCTTCCAGTTGGATTTATCTGCGAAAATAGGTCCATTTAATCATCGTATATTAAACATTCTGGTTCATCTGGATGTTGATCACAAAAGAGTTCAATAGTATTAGGATCATGGTGGTCACCTGCTTCTATCTCATCTTTATGATGCTCTACATATTCTTCTAGATCATGCAACTCATCCTTAATATGCCGTCTAGCAGCAGGATTCGTTGTAGGATCATCAAGAATTTCTTTATCTTTTTCTATGTGCTTTTCGATACTTTCCATGTGATAGAATACCTCCTTATCAATGTATTTAGTACTCAGCTGCATCATTAACACCCGAAGAATCTCTACAAAGAACTAAAGTCGATGTAAAGTGACCATTTCCAGAGGAAGGTGGTTTCAGGCTGTAATTATGAGCGACTTCGTATACTAAGTATACACCACTACTCTCTGGATCGTATGGTTCTGTCCTGGATTCTTCATTTGGCAACTTACTCTTTAATTTTATCGTAACCTTATCTCCTGCACATATTTCGGAATTTCCAGGAATTACGATAGTACATTGCTGTTGTTTTAACAACTCATATCTAGCATTACTCTGAGCAGCATAGTATTTTACCCAATCAGCAAATTCTGAAGGATCCGTAGCACCATCCTGATCTTCTGGTGAAGCTGGACCACCTTCATTATACCATGTTTCATGATCTATAAAAGAAACTATGATTCTTGAATATTGTTTCGTTAAATCTTTTTCCCCAGTGCTTAATTGTGGTTGAGAAGTTGTTCCTCCTAGATGTGCTATATTATCATAAGCACTACTAATATTATATTCTACTTCATCATATTCTCCTGTAGATAAATTAAAAGTAGCAACCTTAGTAGCATACTTACCTTTCCTAAGACTTTCTAAAAGATTAAGATCAGATCCAAAGTGAGAAAATTGAATAGAAAATTGAGTATCGGCAATATCATCATTTGCTAATTGCTCAACATATGGTCCCCATGATGGAGACTGTAATTGCGGAGCAGCAAACTGTTTTCCATCAACATCACATAAAGCATCTAAAGAAAAGAAATTATATCCTCTTCTATTTTCCCAAAAATAAAATCCAGCACTACCTTTTACTGATTCGGTAGTTTCCCATGGAAACTCCTCTGTATCTGTCTGAGGTGTATTAAATGAAGATTTTGTAGAAATACTCTTTGTTGCTATTGTTGAAATAATATCAAATGGTCTCCTTCTTATAGGTAATAATTTAGTTTTAAATAACGTAGGTTCGCTAAAAAAGTCTTTTTGACTATTAAGTTGTTCTGTAAGTAATTTAGCAGCTATTTGATCACCAGTTCCTTCTATTGGAGCACTCAATCTAACAACTTCATTACCTAGTGCTTCCTCAGTTACCAGACCAATGGTATATGTTTGTATATTATTTTGAGCATATCTTCCTTGAACAGTGAAAATACGCATACTATACGTAATTAATTCTGGATTAATAGTAGTTTTAACAACAATTTCTATTTTTTCAGTTCCTTGTATAGGAACCGCATTTAATAAACCACCAGCATCAACAATCTCCATCCTTCCTGCTACGAAAGGAGATGTAATATTTTCTGAATATACAAAAAATTGTATTAGAGATAGAGAAACAACTATAGGATCTCTACCATCATTAGGAAATATTTTACAAGACCTTAGCTCGAATTCTGATGCTGATGATGGTGATGACATAGTTATAGAGTAGCGAGATTAAGAGCAGAAAATGTAGTTAGGAACTCTCCATGTCCAGGAGTAGGCATTGTAAAGTTAGGTGTAAAGGTTTCTCCTTTTTCACCATCACCTGTACTATAGAAATTATTAATAACCATACCACCTTCATTATTCGATAATTCAGCCATAGCAAGTGAATCAGCAAAACTACTACCAGTATTTGATTGATCACCAGTAATTGCTTGTTCTGCTTGATGCTTGTTTAATAAATCATGCCACTGTTGTGTAACAGGAACACCTTCAAACTCACTTCCAACTGGTGTATCCAACATAGCTTGAATCTGTTCAGGAGTCATCTGATCTATGACCTGCTGCATTGAAGATGCATCAAGAGTTTGTTGTTCTTCATTGTTTGCCCATGGATTCTTAATACCCATCCACTGTGGTCCAATAAAACCGTCTCCTTTTTGAGAACCCATTACATTTCTCATTGCCTCAAGAAAACCACTATTATTAATAGATTCAGCAGTATTGGAAAAGGATTCACCTACAATTGTCCTACCTTCTTCTGAAAATAAATTGGGAATTTCTATCTCATGACCAAAAAAGTCCTTAGTAAGAGTGAATACACCATCATCATCTTCACCACCAGTTACCTTTTGTACTTGGTCTATAACAGCACCGACAGTATTCGTAACAGTGTCAACAATATTTGAAGTAATGTCTGAAATACCACCTAATATCCCACCTAAAGCATCCATTCCTCCTTCAGCATTCCAAAATTGACTTAATCCAGCAGCAGCTAATTTTTTATGATCATTTCCTGCTTGTTTCCAACCTTCAACTTGCCATTTAGCTTGTTCTATTGCAAGTTTCTTACCACGACCACCACCTAAAGGTGTAACAGTATGTCTTTCTGGTCCATGTGCATTAAAGACTGCTCCAGATTCAGGTGCATCAATATCAAACATTCCACCAGTACGGAATCCTTTCTCACCACCTATCAAATCCTTTGCTAATAAAGCAGAATCTAATCCAACTGATATTGCAGTTCCAACTCCAGGAAATGAAGATGCAACACCAGAACCTAGTTCTAATAAAGCACCACCCCAATCACCTCTCGCTAATCTTTGAGCAGCAAATATAGCACCAAGACCAGCACCAAGAAACGGAATTTTCTTAGCAAGCATCTTACCACCAATGCTTGTTGCAGCTTTCCTAGAAAATCTCATTCCTAGTCTACTTGCTATTCTCGCACCTGTTCTTCCACCCAAAGCGGTCATGGTTCTTGTACCGATTGCTCGTAAACCACGTTTTCCAACCTGATTTGCAAGATTTTTAGTACCTATTCCCATACCTAGACGACCTGCTCTAGTTCCAGCCATCATCATTGGTAATAAACCAGCACCTCCACCACCTCCACCACCAGAACCACCAGAAGAAGAAGCTGCACTTAATCTTTTTATTGGATCTGTAGAACTTAAATTTTTAACCTTCTCTAAATTATTTTCTTCAGTAGTAGCTTTTGCACGATTTAAAGCTAATTGTGATAATCTTGCAGTTTCTTGATGAGCAGTAATAGCAGCCTGAGTTTGCTCTTCAATAGCATTAACTATTTGCATAGTTACAGCAGTATTTTTATTAACTGCAACTACAACTGCTTCTAAAGTATCGCCAGTTTGGAAAAACGAATCATCTCCGAAATTACCAGTACCACCAGCAGCAGGAAATATGCCACGATTAGATGGCATTATATCAGGATTTACAGGGTTTATATCCCTTAAAGCACGACCACCAAAGAAATTTGATCCACCACCAGCATCTACTTTTACAAATATATTGTTTACTGGTTGAGTTATAGTATTATTATCACCAACTGATACAATAGCACCACCTTTCTCTTGACCTTCCTCTTTTTCCTCACCTTTTGCAGTTACTTTATCCCACAACTTTTTACCAATCCAGTCCGTGAGCTCTCCAAAAGCTTTGCCCAAAGCATCTCCTCTGGTATCTTGGTATCCTACAGTTCCACTAGCCATTTTTTTGTTTCTGTTGTTGTGCTTTTCTTGCTGCTTTCACTTGTTCCATATATTGCATTACAAGAGTTATATAAACTTGCCTTTCCCAAGGCATCATATTCTCAAGTTCACTCAAGCTATATTTATGATGATGCATCAAAGCAAAGTTGGTTTTATAATATCCCTCCAACGATGTATGAAAGAGGGCTATCCGAAAAAATTCTGTAGCCCGTTGATTGTAAACTCAGATTCTACACCAGTATTAGGATTTTTAACCTTAAAACTATGCTCTACTCTAGGACATGTCTCAAAGAATTTCTGTAATGCACCAAATTGCTTTGTAGTCATTCCATCCACAAATTCCTTAAATTCCTGATGACTAGTAGTAGAAGAATCAAAAACTTCTTCTCCATCATAGATTTGATCTATACAAGATGCTATAACTTCAGTTATAGTGTCTTGTTCTGGTGCTTGTCCAATTATAGACCCTGAAATAAACTGGTTATATCCAGGATATTTCATAATAAGACCCATAGTATCAGTAAGTTCAACTTTCTTACTATGACCTTCTGGTCTTATAACTCCAACATTATTCAAATCTAATTTATAAGATACCTTAGTCTCATTATCATCTTTACATGTTAATACTAAGTCTACTACCTCTCCAACAGAAACAGCACGAATATTTAGAAAAATTAGCTCTAAGTCAAATAGAGTTAATTCATCTATCTTTATTCTCGTCTGTATACAAGATTTTAATAAATTTCTAACAGCAGATTCTATCTGCTTATCATCTCCAGAATCCAAAGCCAGTAAAAGCAATTTCTCCTCTTTTACTACAAATGGACGATATTTAATCTTTTTGCCTGTAGATGGTACTACCAACTCATATGTCGGTAAAACCGTTTTTGGTAATGCCATAAAATGTAATTCAAATCGTATATTTATTTAGCTCGACTTTTTGAGGCAATTTTTTGCCGAGTAAATTTTCCCCGATTCATGGAATTGAAAAGTCGAATTTGCTGGCTATGACGCAAATCCAGCAAGTTGTGTGATGTCGTTGTTGACCGTGTAATGACGCATGTATGCAAATTGTGCAGTGACAGAAGCAATTTGAGTTGATCCAAACTGCATTGGTACAGCATCAATTGCATATGGGTAAGCTTTCTCTAAAATATATGTTATTGCAGATCTTGGTCTTTGACTTCTTGCTAATTCTGCCTTACTAATAGCAATATCACACATATAATAATCTGGGTAATTTAGTCTAACTGTCCTATTCTTGGGTTTATATGAACTATAAGCAGCTTCCATAGGTTGATTTTTAGTGTTAAATGCCATACCTCCAATATTTCCATTAAAAATAAAATCATTCCAAGCATTTAAAAACTTCAACATACCTAAATTAGCATCAAGTTGAAATCCTAACTGAATTTCCGTAAACACACGAGTATGTGCATATGGAACTGATCCAGAACCAACATACATTCCATTAATATTACCTTGAGCAGTGTTAATGTTTGGCAACTGTGCTTCACTACACATATGCTCTGTCATTACATCCAAATCTGGAATCTTAACAGGAGGATTTAAAAACTTAACTTTAAAGTTGTTTGTAGTTGCCATACCGCCATTCTTGGCGATAAGTTCAATAAAATTCTTTACGGACACCCTAAATACCTATATTGGTACAATTATATTTATGGCATACTCTGGATTGTATAAACCCATACATCCCAGAAAGTATCGTGGCAATCCAACTAGGATAGTTTATAGATCATTATG